TGCTTCTCTTGGAGTTCTTGAGGAATTTTTTCTACCCTATCTTTCTTGTTACGGATTTCACGCTCACGCAAAATCTTTACAATATTATGCTGCACCGAGGGCAGGATCCTCTCGAACACACAATGAATATGTTTGCAGATTACATAGTTGCCCCTCAAATCCAGACGCTCTTTTGGAGCTTGAAGCAAGGGGCGAGTTGGAGGGAGTAATCCATCTCGCTGATGAAGGTTCCATTGCGCTCCCCACATTAAAAATGCTGGACAGCTGCAATTGCATTTAACATCTAAGTCATTTGCCCGTTGACTATCTGCTATTTTTGTAACATCAAACTGCACTCTAACATCGTGACCCGCAGGATCGCTATCTTCCTTGTTACACTTGACATTGTAATGGAGAGATAAAGTCTTGGGGTTAGAATCAATTAAAGTAGGAGTACAACCAGGACGATATTTTTTTGAGAATTGGTTTGTCTGTCTTACTATATCAGGAAGAGATATGGCTGTTTTCATCATATCTTGACTAGCCCTGGGGTTAAACAAGTTACGCTGTTGTGCAAGTGGGATTAACACCGAGGAATATGATATATTGTTCTCATTCAAGTTATCCCATTTAACTTCTACTACAAGCTCGGGCCGATTTTTTACTTTTCTTAAAATTCCTGTTATAGTACCTTCTTGAGCATAGTCGTAAACCCAACACACTCTTGTACCCACGGCAAAAGTCTCCCGCAAAGCTCTTTCCTCTTTACCTATAGCGGCTGATTTATCAAATAATTCTCCTTGAGGTTCTACAGGAACTAGGTAATTGGGCGAATACCAGTCGAGACCAAACTTTTTTTCCGTCCAGGCAGAATAGTCCCAAATAACCCCAACTTCCATTGTTTTATCTCTATTATTATATTGAAGCTCCTTTACCGTACCCAGAAAATCATATGTTTTCCCAGAAGTATCATTAATATGAATAAACCTCTTTACTTTAGTACCGGGAGCAAATTTTTGACGAAAAGCTCTTTCCTCTTTACCCATAGCTGCGGTTTTTGGATCCTCGAATATTTCCCCCGTAGCAAATTTATCCCTTAACTCAGCTTGCTTTTCTCGGTGCTCTATGTGGCGTAGGGCAGCGGTGAGCGGGATTGTGATGTATTTGGAAGCATCGACCATGGACAAAATTAGCCCTCATCATATATTCCAAAAGATTGTTAGCTAAGGGGGTTACCAAGCAAATGGGCTAGAATTGCCTTCACCGAAAAATGTGATGCGGATTTTTCCCATATCTCCGGAGCAAAATCCTAAAATCATCAGGTTCCGGATAATTCTCATTTTGGCATATTTCCTGAATTCGCTTAAAGTCAGATTGGCTTTGAGGTTGTTGCAATAGCCACACGCGGGAACAAGATTTTCATCGGTATTTTTACCACCGCGGCTGCGGGGCTTGGCGTGATCAATGGTAAGTTCTTCTGGTTTGGCACCACAGTACCAACACCTACCTTGACATTTTTTTGATGCTCTTACCCATTGATTTTTTCGGGGGGATCGAATCATTGAAGACTGTTCATATAGTTTTGTCTAAGCCCATTCTACGCCTAAATTCCGGATCATCGGTAGAACTTTCCTTGGGAACAGCTTTTCCTCGTTTGACAGATGGGGTAAATTCTTCTTCAGCAAAGCCTTGTTTCTTGACGGGGGGACTGCCTTGGGGACTGCCTTGGGGACTGCCTTGGGGACTGCCTTGGGGACTGCCTTGGAGTTTAGCGATAGGCTCTGATGATGTTTTAGGGGCTTTAGGGACGACTTTAGGTGCAGATGGGGCTTGGACTACTTCTTGAATAAATTCGCTCTTTACAAGGGCTGCTAAGCCCAATTGAGTCTGTTTTACAGCTTTTATAATCTCCCCATTTCGATATACAGTAAGCCGGTTAGCGTTTCCAATATCATGAACCAGAATATCTCCTACTTTAACGAAAAATCCAAAATCGGCAAAGTGGATTGGGGACTTAACTAGATAATTTTTTTGCATGCAATCTCCCTCTACTTAAATACTGGGAATTGGCCAGTTTTGAAAGTTGAAGGAATACCTCCTCTTACCACTATCCCAAATCCTGTACCAGCCTTTGGCTTCCGCAGCAGATTTTTCATTAATTCCGGCTTTCACTCTCATGGCATATTTGGATACACGCCTACTTCCGTTCGTGTATGAAAAGTTGGGTTTTATTTCTTCTTCAAAATCAAACCCCAACTTTTCATATAGATTTCCCGTATGAAATCTATTATCAGAAAATGTAATAATACGTTTGAATCCCATAGCTTTTAATTTTGGGATAGATAAGTTAAGAGCTTTCTCATGCGGGTTCCAAGCTTTATACTGATGATCCCAGCAAGCTCTGTGCCATAACACAGTACCTTCTTCCCGCTTCATGAAGACCCAAACACCCACTATCTGCCCTTTATATTTGGCGGTAACTGTTAAGCATCCAGAGGCAGCCCCAAGATAATGATATTGATCAAGAAAAGCACGAGCATCGGATGGGATTTTATCAAATATCTCATAAGTAGGTTTAATTCTTTTTTTACGGGTAGGAGATAAAATTTCCTGTATTTGAGCTTTGATGATACTTTGTTTAGTTTCCCATTCATCTGAATATATTTGAATCAAACGATCCTTACGGGATTTAGCTAATAGGTATTTCTCCCAGTCATTTTTATTGGGGTTCTTATACTTTTCACTATGCCAAATAAGACCATGATATTCAATAGCTAACTTTTTTGCTGGGACATATACATCATATGACCTGCGACTATTGAGTAATGGGTAACAAGCAGGTAAGGTATCAGGAGATAATAAAGTTACAAAGTTTCTTACCTCTGATTCTTTTGAAAACTCACTTTGTCCTATTTGCTGGCACCCACATGAACGAGTACTACCATCATTTACATCGGCTAATCTTGCTGATATTTTATTACCACAAGCACAAATAAATTGAAGTTTTTTGTTAGACATAGGAGGATATTCTCCTTTTTGTCCTTGTATTAAAGAAAGATTACCCCATTTGAGGGTTCCCCAGTAACCTGTAGAAAAATAATTACACTCCCCGCAGGATTGTTGATATCCTTGTGTGACATGACCAAATTGTATTTTTTTAACTTTCCCACACATACACAAAAATGAAAATTTTTTTGATGAAAAAGGATGTAGCGTTTCTGGAAAATTAAAATCATGTAGTTTTAATTTACCCCAGCGTTTCCTATACCAGTATTTTTTGTTTTTTTGGTTACATCTACCACAACTCTTAGTATCCCCTTTTGTTACATTTTGAAAAATTGCCATATGTGTATTGCCGCAATCACATAAAAATTTAAATTTTTTATTGGAGCTAGCCCCCCACTCAGTAGGCAAATTCTCCTCTTGTATCAACTTTAACTTACCAAATTTTTGATTGATCCATGTGCTTTGAGATTGATAAGTACATTTCCCACAGCTTTTAGTGTTTCCACTACTTACCGCTTGAAATTTCATGTATATCGATCGAGAACAAGTGCATACAAAACAAAATTTGTTGTGAGAATTTTTAGGCAATTCAACAGGTAAGTTTTGCCTGGTATCAAGTTTCAAATGACCAAAGGATTGGTCTAACCAGTAATTTATAGGTTTGTAAGAGCATTTTCCGCAGGTTTTAGTTTTAGCTAAATTTCCATAAAGTATGTTGGATTTCCTGCCGCATTGGCATAGCACGGCTATTTTTGTACGAGACAACGGAAATTTTTGAGTAACTAGCATAATAAGTCTATATAGACAATACTCAAAAATTTGTTAGTAAAATTTTAGGGTAAAAAGAAAGGCGAACTTTTTAGGTTCGCCTTTAAAGATAAGCAGTTGAAAATAAGTAGTTTAGTTCTCTCCAGTGTTAACAGTAAGTCTTTGAACCTGTATTTCTGATGTTTTCTTGGTGTGGAATGCTTTCAGACTTTCGGAGCGCTTGAGTCTCGTCGCTTCCGATTGCGTTTTTCCCTCAAGGGATTTTGATATCTTGTCGCGGGTGGCGGCGTCCCGTTCCTTGCCAAAGAACACATGGTTCTCGCCACGGGGACGGGCGGCGTCAAGCGCGGCTACGCCTTCCGGGTTGCTGGCATAAAATTCCTTGTGCGATTCTGACATATTATCTTTGGTTTCTTTGGTATGGGACTTGCCAAGCATAGTCAGACCGTTGGTAGGTACAATGCCCTTCATTGATTCGGAACGAGCTTGACGAGATTCGTCGGACCATTGCCAGTGTTTGCCTTTGGCGATTGAGATTCCCTGACCGACAGGGTGGGTAGATGGCTGCGGTCGTCCTTTTAGGGTCTTGCTGATCTTCGCTGCAACTTCAGGTGGACAGCCTAAGATACGACGGTGATGCTGGTCGCCCCTGGGCATGTAGGAATAGGCATCGTCTTTGGTTTGTTCTTTTTCATGCCGCTCAGTGATGGCTTTACTGATAGCCGTTTTGGTTTCGTCGGTTTGTAAGTTCTTACCAAGAACGTATCCGCTCTGTAGATAAACCGCCATCTCGCTAAGTAGGATACGGTGCTGTTCCACGCCACGCATCACCCATACACGCTTAGGGACACCCGTCGTCCAGCCGAGGGCGACGTATGATTCGACTTGGTCTGGCGGGCACACCGAACATTCTTTCTCGGTGCGGTAGATTCTGACCCAGCCTTTGATAGTTGACTCCACGCCTTGGGCGCGGGCTTCCTCGTAAGCTTTGGCTACATCCTTAACCAGCGCCTCGTCGAAATTCTGTTCCACGAGTTCCACGTAGCGCAAGCCAACCATGAGAATGAACGCGGCACGCGCAGCGGAGACACCCGGAAGAGCCCTGTAGAGGTAGTAGTGCGCCAGCAGATGGTCGGCGGGTCGGAGGTCAATCCTGTTCCATGAGTGGGTTTGGAAAGATTTGTAGTCCGGAAACACAGCTTGCGGCAGGATATGGTGCCTGTCGAACAGCCCTGTTGGTTGTGGGGTCTCTTCCAAGAAGCTGATGTAGCGATCCAGCCAAAACGGGTTGTGATCTAGTTTCGCCAGAATAGTTTTGATATCCATATCGCCCTCCAAGACTATAATACCATGTATTTAGAAAATATCAATAATTGAAAATGTAAAAATTAAAAACCCATTTACTGAGCAAAAGAAAACGGCTGACCTTGTGGGCCAGCCGTTTAAAGATAAGCAGTTGAAAATAAGTAGTTTAGTTCTCGCCTGTGTTGGCGGTTGCAACGAAGCGACCGTTAACAGTAAGTCTCTGGACTCCGCTCGGATTAAAAATGAGGAAGCCAAGATTCTCAAAAATAGAGAACCCGATTTGACGTAAGTCAGGTCTATCTGCACTCATGACCGTTAGCGGAATTCTTTCGGGAATGACTCCGAGGAATTCAGCATCGGCCAAAATGTAAATGCAGCCATAACCTACTTTACGAGATTGGAGAAGAGTTGCACCCCACAAATATCCCATGACCCCAGTCTTTAAAAGCTTACGCTGAGTTTCACGGTCGATGTTTTGTTGAGTCCACTTCAACAAATCCGTATAATCACGCGGATTGAAGAAGCAGAAAGCTACAGACAAATCATGACGCTGCACTTGACCAAAGCCGTCTGCCATTGAGTTGAGGTCAATAGGAGCGTTGATCTGAATGTCCGGGTTATAAACCGGGTCGTTAGCAGCATGCGTTGCCGCAGCGTTAGCGACTGCATCGAAGAGCGAAAAAACGTACGAGTCTTCTTGCGCACCAACTTCAGCTTTCGCCAAGTTGAGTGAACGAGCGACGAGATCGAATCTGCGTTCCTTGATTTGGGTAATAGGAATCATTGGGTTCGACACAATTTCAAATGTGGGAACCGTGACACGCTTTGGTTTAGTAACGCGGACAATATCTCCGCCTTCTTCACCCACAACGAATGCTTCAACAAAGGACGAACCAGGTGTTGAACCAACCGTCATAGCTGCGGTGTCAAATTCTTTATCGTAGATCGGCAGTGCGCCGTCCGGTAGAGTTTCGACCATCAATGCTTTACGAGCGATGGACATATAATCTCTACGACGACGAAGGGAAGGTCCCAACGACGCCGCTAGTTTTTGTCTGCCACCGGCTGTCTTGAGCAGTTGCCCAAGCATTGCGGTCTGTTGCTGAGTACGTGAAAGGTTTGCCATATTTTATTTTCCTCTCCTTAGATTAGGCTCGCTACACCAAGCCAAGGCTCAATGGTAGACGGCACATGCGTGCAAATTCCTACAACTCCAACACCTGCTGCTTTAGCCTGATGTGTTTGATCGGTGTATTTCCCGACATTCGCATAAGTTACAGAGGTACCACAGTATAGGTATTGTCCGATTTTAAAAGTTCCATTAGCGTCATAGCCCTGATAGTCCACATTGCCCTGCCAAAGTGCGCGGACAACAGGAGCTTTTTTGGAACCAGACGGCCCAATTGCACCAGCGAATTCGCCGGGACCGTTGAGCAGCGTTGCGAACGGGACATTTCCTTCGTTAGCTCCATAAGAACCTGCACCTGTATCACAAGGTACAATGTTTCCAATAGAACCAAACGCAGGCTCGTAAGCTGACTGGTAAGCAATGGGAGAGGTAAGAGTAGCAGCACTGTCAATCAGCGCTACAATTACACCACCAAGGTACCCAGCAGAAGTAAGAGTCTGTTGGTCAGTTCCCGGATCGCCAGTTAGGAAAACGGCGGGCGTACAGTTGACCGAATCGTTTTGACCGTAATATGTTAATTTACAGGTTTGTTATCAACTACTTATAACAATAATGGTACTGGATGTAACATTACTATAAGTAGTTGAGATAAGGCATTTCTGCTTATCTCTTACGGTTACTATTCCCGTAATGCTCGGACTATCGCACCATCCATTTGGATGCCTTCTCGCTTAGTCTCTCAGGCTGCTATTTCTAGCTTGCCCCTTGTTGGCGTTTCAGCGTTCAAGTCAATAAGAGAAGGTTTACAAACTTTAAGTTTCCTTAAAGCGGCCCCAATTGAGGCTCATATTTTTTAGTTTCTCCGTGTAGCTTAAGAATTGTTTTAAAACCAATCTAGTCCTTTTGGAAAGGAGTAAGACTATAGAATTAAAACGGCTACATTCATGCGATTAATAATTGGTTTTCAAACTAACTATCTTTTTTATCATTTTGTTAGTATTTATAGTAATAATGTCCTTACCAAATTGGATTCGTGATAAATTAGCTACTTTTGAATCTAAAGCTGATTTTTCACTTTATTGTAATTTTATTGATAGTTGCCCTACGAGGGATAAAAATGGGTCCGAATTACATCACATTTTACCAAGAAGTGCTTTTCCAGAAGATACTAAATATCCAGATAATTTGATTTTTCTTTCATATCAAGACCATTTTAAAGCACATTATTGGCTAGCGGTATGTGCTCCTCAAATTTATAAATTTCAACTTACATTTTATTACATGGCCAATAATAAAACTGTGTATCAAGTCTCTGAAGAAGAATTACCTAGTTATGCTGAAGTATATGAGCGCGGAAGAATATTACAGTCAAAAATAGTTACTGAATATAATGAAAAAGAAAATATTAAGCTACAAAATTTCCAATGTGATATTTGCGGGAAAGAATTTATACAAGTTACTAAAGGGGTTTTTGGTGGGCATAGACGTTTTTGTATAAATCATGCTGCTAAAAAAATACCGGATCGTCCCAATGTTATCTTTACAGATGAACAAATCAAACGATGTGGTAAATGTTTAACCAATAAGCCTCTTAACGAGTTTAATAAAGAACGTAAAGCCAGGTTAGGAAGGGCTAATTTTTGCAGGTTATGTGCCCGTGCTCACAACAAAGCAAAAAATGTAGATTTCAAATTAGGTACTATAAAAAACGAAACTAACACTTTAAAAGATTACACATGCCCTAATTGTGAGAGGGAATTTAAACAAGTAAAGCCTGGTGTTTTTGGTGGGCATAGACGAAGTTGTATTAACTATAGAGATAGGCGAGAAGAATTTCTTAAATGGTCAGGTACTATACAGGAGTTTGCTAACTTACATGAACTCCCTTTTCAAACTGTATGGCGCTGGCATCTAAATCGAAAATAATGGAGCAAAACAAAAGCCCCGGTTTCCCGGGGCTCATTGTTAGAAGTAAAAATAAGTTAAAAGTCATCGTCCCCAAATAAAGCGGAAGCGATATTCATTGGTTTAGGTGCAGAGGCTGTAACAGCTTTTAGTTTTTTGATAACTGGTGTTTTGGCTGAACTTTCTTTTGATTTAGTAGGTAGTTTGAGTTCGTTAGTTTCGTCTTGTTTTACACGTTTAAATCCGCCATCTTCGGGCTTCTGATCTTCAATTGCCTCAGCGAATAGATCGCCTTCGTGATCGGATTCATTATCTCTACTCTCACCCTTTGCGGTATCTGTTTCCATCTTATTGGCGAGTTCGCCTGTAGATGTTGGAATTACAGTCATACCAGCAACATCAGCTGCGGTACGAATTTCACCGGCAATAAGATGAGCCAATGGGTCACTATCACTACCGCGCAAAGAGAAGAAATCATCCATTGATGCCATTTGAGGTTCATCCAAACTAGCTTCCATGGTTTCCGCAGCGCTGGGGGCAAAATACTCTTCCCCATTACCAGCGGTATGTTCATCATCCTCATTTGCCAGGGCGCTAACTTTTTCTTCCATTTCTTCTGTAGCGCTTCCATCTTCATTGAAGATTCCGGACATATCGAGTTCTTCACCTTCAGGTCCAACTTCCTCGGGTCCTTCATTCATTTTTGACAAATCAAGTTCTTCATCGCCTTCAGACAGGATTTCCTGTTCCAAAGCTTGGATCGCTTCTTGAGCTTCTTCAATTTTCTCTTCAACGACCATTTTCTTTTCATCAGAAAGAACTTCACCTGGGGTATCCGCGCCCTCTTCGGTTGGCGGCATATCCATTGGTGCTTCTTCCATTGCTTCATCTTCTGGTGGTACATCCATTGGAGCTTCTTCTACTGGAGCTTCACCGTCCATGGGAGGTACATCATCGGTTGGTGGGGCATCCATAACAGGTGGGGCAGCTTTTTTAGTGGTTGCTTCTTTCTTATCTTTCTTGTCTTTAGACTTTCCTGTGTTTTTGCAGAAGTTACAACTGCAATCTGGTTTGTGAGCGGCTTCCTTCTTGTTGTCACACTTACAAGGTCCTTTACATTTTTCGCACTTGGCTGCTGCTTTTTCAGTAGCTCCGCATTTGCATTTGCCTTCTTCGCAATCGCACTTAGCAGTCTTAGACGCTTTCTTGTCGCCATCAGATTTGTTAATAGTATTATCTGGACGATTCTGAGGTTCGGTTTGAGATGAAGTTGAACCAGCGTCCATTTCCTTAGGCTCAGTATGCTTACCGCCGCCGCAGCCTCTACCG